TGTTAGGAAATCGTTGCTTGCCTTTGTATGTCAATTCGATATAATTCATGAGACTATAAAAATCAAAAAAACTGTCCATGTACGATGTTAACATTTCGTCGTCCTTATGCAGGATAATGTCATATTCTAGGTATGTTAGCATTTCATCATCCTATTCTCCTAAAATTGCAGATATTTTTTCTTTAAGAACCTGAGGAGTAAACGGTTTGACAATGTAATTATTAACACCAGCCTTCAGTGCCCTGATAACCTCAGCCTTACCTCCCTCGGTTGTAATCATTGCAATAGGTATGTTCTGATCGACACTCCTGATATGCTTTACGAATTCTAGTCCATTCATATTCGGCATGTTCCAATCCGTAAAAATTATATCAAAATTTTCTTTAGCATCCTTGGCCTTATTATATTCAGCCAGTCCTTCGACACCATCCTCTGCAGTCACGATGTCTGTATACCCAACCCTTCTCAAGGTATTCGATATAATCCTTAGCATTGTTTTGCTATCATCTAAAACCAAAACTTTCATTATTTCCTTCCTATATTTTCGATTTCATGTTTTGTTATTGTGCCTTGAATATCAATACCCATATCCAAAATTTTCTGAATATTTTCCTCTACATCATGTTCATCTCCATTATCAACAACCTTAATCTCCTTAATTTTGAAATTATGAAGTAGAATTTCATTGTTATCGTAAGCACCTGCATATGACCTTGATATTGAATCTTTAATATCATCAATGAGAGATTTTGTAATTAATTTTTTTGCTTCCTCGTAATAAAATTTTACAAATTCTCCCTTTTCCTTACCATTCATTGCCTTAACCATATTTGGTACCGAATACCTATTATCGAGATTATATTTTTTGACGATGATTGGTGCAATTTTTGTGCTAAATTTATTATTAACAACATAATCCTCATCCTTCAATGGATGCAACCATCGGTGACCATTCCTATCCAGTGTAGATTCAAAATCTTCATCGGCCGAAAATGATGAGTATCCCTCCACTTTCAGAAGAACCTCTGCGGTTTCAATAGCACCTTTCGACAATCCCCTTGAACCTCGGGTGAATGTAGGCAAATCAACCTTTTTGCCTTGGATTTTTATTGTATTTTTTAGGGATGCTATGCTCGTGACATGGTATGCTTCAGGCACGAATATTTCAAAATCCTTGAGTATCGATGGTGTTAATGGCATGTACCAGTCAATCATCAATTCCCATTCCTTTTTTCTGCCCTTAGCGGCATATTTTTCACTTATAAAATCACTAAATTTTATCATTTCTTACCTCCTTTTTTCTTATTCAATCTTTTTTGTGCCGTTGCTTGATCTTTTTTCCTTTGAATTGCAGCCGCAATTTTTGCTTTTTTCCTTAATTTTTTGTTTGCTATCGCTTGAGCCCATGCTCCTTTTGCTGATATACCGATAAAATGTTCACTTCTAAGGTTTACGATTTTGTAATATTGGTATGATGGAATAACAACACCCTTCGGAGAAATCCGTTTGTTAATGTACAATCTCACGACTGGTCCTAGGCCTTTGATTAACCTTTTGACCATGCTGTAATTCAGTGTAAGCGGGAGTCCCCTTTTGATATTTTGCTTGTTCTGCTTCATAATACCATCAAGGACTTTTTCTCTCATTTTTGGAGGCATCCAGTGCCAGTTCAATCCCAGAGTATATTTTGATGATCGTCTTAGGACAATGATTAAAGGATTGGCATCGTATGCAGCCGTTTTATCTTTGGCATTATAGGCAAACATTACCATTTTTCCAGGAATAAAATCTGATTTTTTGAGTTTTGAAGGCTTATCAATATGCTTTTTCATTACATCATAGGCATCTTTTTCTGCTTGTGTCATTTTGGCCATGGTAGTCTCCTTTTGTTTAAATATCCATTTATATAAATATTTATAAAAGTAAGGAGATGCTATGAAAAATGTTTATATAACTTTTGATAGATATTATGGTGTCGATACATACAATTCATTCAAGGTTGCAGCAAAAAATAACGGTATTGAATTTGAGGAATATATTAAAATTAGACCTCCATACCTAAGGTACCTAAAAATCAAAGACAAAAAAGATTTACCTTCTTTTGTAAATTATGATTTTGCTACGTCTTCAGAAATTAAGTGGTTGGTGAGCACTGTCAAACCTGTTCAACCTAACCAGGAATATCTCCTTAAACGGAGAGAGGGAAAGGATATTTCATATTGGGATTATATTCTGCCTAAAGAAATGGAGAATGCTCATAAGGAAGATTATATGATGGTATTCAAATCCAACGACTTCACCGAAATGGCTCAGATTTCACGAAAGGTTCCTGGCACAAAAATATTCAAATGGGGACATGCAAAGATTAAAGGTTTCTATATTTATTATTGCTATAATCCTTACATTCAGAATGCTGTTGCTTCAAGGAATGTTCTATTAAATTATGGTAGCGATTTGGTGCAATCGTATGCATTGTACACAGAACCGAAACCTCCTAAAATTCGAGGGGAGATAGAATATCATTTAAATCACTTTGTGTTGGTAAAGGAAAAACTTGAGAATAAAACATATGAAGCAGAATATTGGCTTGATGGTAAAATTCATCCATTACCAAGAGAGACATTCATATAATTTTAAGTACAATTTTAAGTACAATTTTAAGTACATCTGTGTTATAATATAGTATGGAAAAAATAGAACAAAAAGAACTCAAAAAACCAAGAAAAAAATATGAGAATCAAAAAAGGGAAGTTCCTCAATCAGTGAACGACAAATTTCTGATTGAGGGTCATAAGGTAAGTATTTATGTAAAAAATCAGGAGGAGATTGATGCATTGATAGATTATCTCGATTTTGATTTTATAATGTATGAATCACAAAAACTTCCTTTTCCTACCTACATTCAAGGCACGGAATTTGTAGTGTCCTGTGAATTTAATAGGTCAGTGGTAACAAGCTATAAAGGAGATGCAATTTTGGCATCAGCATTTCAAAATGATACATGGTTTGCTGAATTAATAAAAGAAGCCTTACCTTTGAATGTATTTTTCAATCATACAGAATATCCTGAATATTTTATTTAAGTATCATTTAATGTATTTTATGTTATAATTATGTTATAAGAAGATAAAGGATTAGAAATGAATTTGCTATCAACCAAAACCAAACAGAGAATACAAGATTATTTTGATAAAAGACAAAGAGCGAGATTAGAACTCAAAAAAGAGCAACTAATCTTAAGTCTACATAAAAATCAGGTAATTATTGAGGGTGATACATTCTATACAATAAAAAAAGTAAAATCTTTTTTCGGAAAAATAACATATATTAAAGTTTACGGCAAGGACATTAGAAATGATTAATATTATACCTGCAACAGATTGGGACAGAGAAAACAGACCTAGAAATTACAGTTCGATACTAAATGAAGATGAATGGTACGCAGTAGTAAATGAACTTGGTGAGGTTAATGATAGAACCGAAGAAGCATGGGGTATTGGTGAAATATTAACAATGGTTCAAAAAGTTTCAATTTGTGGTACATGGGAATATGCAACTACACATGATTTTCAGAAAATCTTTGATTTATTAGAATTACAATATAAGTATGATGCATAATGTTTAAGAAAATAATATTAATCGTAGCATTATTCGTTAGTGTATTATGTGCTCAAGCTTCGGCTTTATCTGATATTCAAAAAGAAAAAATAAAAATTGCCTATGAAGTAGGCAAAACAATAAAAGCAAAAGATGGTATGACTTTTGAGAATACCCTCCCTAGTATTATGGGTCAAGAGAGTTCATGGGGCACCAATAATTTAGGCGATAAATGGGATAAAAACGGTAGGTTAAAATCCTTATATGATAGTTCACTAGGAAATTTTCAGATTAAACTTAGTACAGCAAAAATTACAATTAATATGTATCCTGAGTTAAAAAAGAAATATGGTTATCTTGTAAATAATGGAAAAAGCACATACAAAGAATATCAGAAACATAGAGAGAAATTATATTATTACAAAAGTATCATCGAGTCAAAAGTATGGAATAAGAGAGTATCAGAAGGAAATAAAAAGGCTATAAGCACAATGAAATGGGCCAAAAAAGAATTTTTGTATCATCACATTTTCTTTACAAAATTTAAAAAGCAAGCAGATCAGGATACCAAACTTATCAATAAATTAATGTATGACTTTAAATTTGGTGCTATTATATCAGGTTATTATCTAAAGCATTGCTATGAAATGTCACTGAAAAAATTCGGAAAATCAGAAGCATATTGGAAGGCTGTTGGTAGATATAATGGAGGATGGAGCAATAGAACATATCACAAAAAAATTCTCGATAGAATGAAAACTGTAAAGAAAATCATTAAAGAAGCAAAAATTTAAGCATTTAAGTATGATTTAATATACTTTAGAGTATAATTATATATAACAAAAAGAAGGAAAGACAAGATGAATTTACTAGAATTAAAAAATCACATAGAACTTATAGAGATAGTTCAAAGCATGACAGATTATTTAATAAGTACAGGACTAAAAGAAGTTACTGCTCCTAATGGAAATACAGTACAAGTTATAGAAATATATAATGCTTGTGAAAGCATTTTAAGTGGTTCAGATATAGATGAATCTTATATCATCGAAATCTCTTCATGGAGAGATATTTTGGCAGAGGAGTATTAAGATGGATATCATATTTAAAATAGTAGCAGTGATAATTGCAATAGGCTTAGCATATGGTGGTTGGTTACTAAAACGAGAAATTAATTATTCTATGGATTACAAGGACAAAGTTATTCAGACAATCAGAGAAGAACAAAAACCTCTATTGCAGAGAATCAAAACTTTAGAAAATGAAGTAAAAATTTTAAAAGGAACAAAATAATGACAAACATGGACAGAAAAATAAATGAATTAAATGCCAAATTAGGCAGAAAAACTGGGATAGATTTTAAGGAAACTGCTAAGGTTATTGCTAAGGAGACTTATCAGAATAAACCATTATATTATGGCATTCTTACTGGTACTGGTGTTAGTACTGTTGCCTTCGTATTATCAGGTGCAGGATTGATTGCTAGTGCAGTTATTGGTGCTAGCTGTGGGTATGTATATAGATTATATTCAGAAGATAAATTAAATAAAAATAAGGAAAAATAATGAGTACAGGTTTAAAAGTAACAATTGGTGTAGTGTTGAGTTTTATGTTATTGATTGGTGGTACTGTAGGTTATATTTTTAGTGCAAAATTTACAGGAGAAACATATGAGCAGAGTGTCCTGGCACAGGACGAGAGCATGCAGAATACGTGGGGTATGATGGAAGGTCTCCTAAAAATGCAAGGATTTACAGTAAAAAATTATGGAGAGACATTCATAAAATCTCTAAAGGCAAATGCAGAACGTTATCAGAATGATAAAAATGCTATGATGAAATGGGTTCAGGAAGCCAAATCTCAAATGTCAGATAAAGCACATTTACAGCTTATGAAAACGATTGAGAAGGTTTATGCTAAAAAAGAGGCTCGCCAAAAAAGCAAAATTTCAGTGGTTCAGGAATATAGAACATGGCGTAAGGCAAGCCTAAAGGGTACAATCGGTGTAGCAATATTCAACTTTCCTTCTGAAAAAGTTAAGAAAATCGAGAATAGAATTATCAGCACAAAAGGAACCAAGAAAACCTGGGAAACCGGAGAGGATGAGGTTAGTGACCCATTCACTTCATAGGCATTAATGATGATTAAAAGATTATCATTCAAGATTAGCCTTAATCCTGATATTCATTCAGTTAGTGCTTATATTCAAGGAGAGATTGAAGACCAGCTTGAAGCTATAAGAATTAAGACTAAGCAAGTTATTAATATCATAGAATCAGAAAAAGATTCTGTTTATTCAATAGTAATCTACTACAAAACTAAGGATTAAATTCCTTAGTAATTCCCATTAAAATTAAGCTTGCTTTAATGTATATTAGACTATAATTGTATAACAAAATACAGAAGGATAACTAGATGAGCAAAATAATTGATTTAGTTGGAAAAAGTTTTGAAAGAAAAGGTCAAATTTGTTTAGCATACAAAGTAGGTAATAATTTTAAAATAACATACTTTGATAGAGCTACTAAAAGCACACTATTTGGATTAGGAACTACTGGTCGCGGATTAGATAAATTTAATCAGGATATTGAGATTGAATGTTCAGATATTCAAAATGAAGAAAATATTATATTTTCATTAATACAAAGGGAAGGATAATCCTATGAGAGAATTTAACAAAAGAAGTTCACAAACTATGGGTTTTGAAACTACATTAGAAGTTGCTCGGGCTAAAGGTTGGTCAATGGAAAGAACTATGGCTGAATACAGAGTCACTATGTATGTTGATTTAGATTTAGGAAGTGCTGATAAAACATTAGCATTAGATGAATTGCAAGAAATTAAAGATACTGAAGAAAATGATTCTGTACTTGAAACTATTTCAAAATTAAATTCTGATTTACTGTCTCGTATAGATACTTTATGTTCTGATTATACTAATATTTATCAAGAATTAGAGAATCGAATACCAGAAGAAATAATGGGTAATGATTTTTATAAAGCAATGGATAAATTGCTTAAGCAAGAATATAGAGAAATTTGGAAGGAAATTTAATGTTTGAAATTATATTAGCAAACTTTGGATTTTGGTTTAACTTTTTGGTTCCTGTAGGAATAGCATTATATTTGGTGCTTACAAATAGAGAGTATATTTGGAAAGAATTTGCCATTCAAGCAGGTGCAACTCTTGCTTATGTGGCAATAATTTATGCCCTTTTATTCTCGGTTACAACAGATTTGCTAGATGAAAATTACTATAATGGTAAGGTTAAATCTAGCACATATTACGAAGAGTGGACAGAACTGGTTACATACACAGAATCTTATTCGTGTGGAACATCAAAAAATCCTAGAACCTGTACGAGAACAAAAACAAGACGAGATTATCACAGTCCTTATTATCAGATTAAAACTGACCTAGGAGAGACAATTTCTATTAGACGAGGGGATTTCTTAAAAACCACAAGAGAATTTGGCAAAAAAGAAGTATACCTTCATAGGAGTGGGCAAGTGTCATATGGAGATGGTAATAAATTTGTATCATATCCAACCAAGGTAATACCTACATCAGTAGGACACACATACGAAAACCTCGTTGCTGCAGCAAATGGTAATGTCATTCACACTAAGGTTCCTAAATCTGATATTCAGATGCTAGTTAAAAAAGGAAAATTGAGAGAGTATCCTGTGTTATATAAGGGTGCTTATGGAGAGACAATCCTAAATAGAATTATTGATACCACAGGATTATCAAAAATTGATATTGCAAAATTTCAGAATTTGGCAACGAATGTAGGAAGAACAAAACAAGCAAACCCAATCATATACATAACGAAAGAGGACAGTTCATTCAAGGATGCTTTATCTCAATATTGGAATATGGGTAAAAAGAATGATGTTACATTGGTATTAGGTGTGAATGATGATGGAATTATTGTTTGGTCGGATGTAATTTGCTTTACGAATAATACTGACTTTATTGTTGATATGCAAAGTGATTTTGAAGACAAGAAATTAAATAATGATTTACTTCCTATTATAGAGAAAAATATTAATAAAAGTTTTATTCGAAAACCAATGAAAGAATTTGAATACCTTAAAGAAAATATTACACTAGAATGGTATTGGCAATTCCTTATATTCATTGGAAATCTTATTATGAGTGGATTTATCACTTGGAAATTTTTAAATAATTGGGAAAGGAAAAGATAAGGATTTTTATGGAAATAATTGAAATAAAAAGTAATTGGCATCCAAGACCGCCAGATGAATGTTTAAAATCTATCAATGATCAGATAAAAGATATTCAAAAAGATTATAAAGTTACTGTAATTAGTATGAGTAAAACTCAAGGATTTGAGCATAATGAATTTATTTATGAGGCTTTTTTGAGTATTGAAAAAAAGAAATTTATAGTGACCAAAAATTAAGCATAAAAAAAGGAACCAAGAATAAATCTTGATTCCTTGAGTTTGAAAAGTAAAACTTTTAAACTCCTAAAAAGCAATAATCCTAAGATTATTTGCTTAAAAGGCTGTCTGCAAAGTTAACACTAAATGTTCTAGCATATAGACCTTGAGTATCTTTAGAGTTCATTGGGTTTTCTTTGATACCATATCTTGTATTTAAAATTATAGCAGGCTGACCACTTTCTGGGTGAACAACTCTTGTGAAAGAAACTGGTACATACGGTGCGTAATAACCAATAGCATCTCTTCTGTCAGAACCTTTATAGATTACTGTACAATAATCAGTAGTAGCAAAAGCATCCATAACAACTTTCATTTTATTGAATGTTCCAATAACACCAACACCAACTGCTGTAGCATCTACAGATGTAGAATTTTCAATAGCTTTATAACCTTTAAGTTGTTCTAAAACTGTAGCAACTTTTGGAGATACAAGTAAAATATTACCAGCTCCTCTTCTTGTTAATCTAGCAATTTCTCTTGACTCGTTAGCAATTTTAAGTTGTAAGTGAGCCATACCTTCTAATTCAAATCTAGCTGAACCAGATGCATCAGTACCACCAATTTTAAAGTCACCTGCTGGAGCAGCCCAAGCATTTACTTTGTTAACAATTTCTCTATCAAGTTCGTTTTGAATCTCAACAGCCATCATGTTCATAAGTTCTTCATCAGCATTAAGACCATGCATTGCTTTTAAATCTTGGTACATTTCCACAGTATATTCTGCTTTAAGTTTTCTTGATTCAACACCAATTTGTGTTTGAATGATATCGAAACCGATTTCTGACATATCATAACCAAGTAATTCTGCTTCTGAAGTTGGAAGTGAACCAGTATATCCTTTAAGGATTTTTCTGAATGTTAATTCGTTAGAATAAGTAACTTTGATAGTACCTATTTCAGTATCTGCAGCATCATTCAAAGTAGCAGTAGCAGTACCAATTTTAGCATCGATTAGGAAAAAGTTTTCTTCAGCATAGATAACAGTTGCAGTAGCAGCGCCAACTTTAACAGTATCACCTTTAACTGGAGCAGTACCAGTAACAGCTACTTCAATAATTTGTGAACCTGCGATTGGTGAAATTCTACCACCAGTTTTATCAGCAGCATTAGCACCCATACCTGTATATCTAAATGCAAGTGTGTAAATAAATCCAGTAGGACTTGTAAGTGGTTGAACACCAACTAATTCATTAGCAATAAGTGCTGGTTGAATTCTTCTTGCCAAAGGCATAAAAATTGGAGTGAATTGTGCAACATCTGATGCAATTGTTCCCTCTGTCATTAATCTTGCTTCTTCTTGTGCTTGATTTTCAAGTAAAAGTGCAACATTTGATTTTTCGCTAGCTTTGATTGCTGGCATCTTTGCTGATTCTAAAATATCAGCGTATTTTTCTGTAAGTAGTTCCATATTTGTAATCTCCTATTTTGTTTTTATTATTTATATTTTTATATATAGTGTATCTTGATTAGAATAAGTGACTTGCTTTTGTAACATAAGATGAACCTACGCTCTCAACAATAACCTTTTCTTCAACTTTTTGTGCTTTTTCAGCAACTTTTTCGCCTTTAACAGATTCAACAAGTGTATCCATTTTTTCAATGAAATCTACCGGAGCAGATGCATCAAATTCAACAACTCTTGCAAGTTTAAGGAATCTATCTCTTTGAACAGCAGTCATATCTTCAGCAGATTCTTTTACAAGACCTGTTTTTAATAATTCAGCGTTTTTCTCTTTAAGTTCCATGTTTTCTTCCATTAATCTGTCAGCCATTTCTGTAGCAGACTCATCAATTTCTTCTTCAATTTCTTCTTTTGCTTCAGCAATTTGTGCAATTTCTACACCTGTAGCAACCATTAAAGAATTGAATCCTTCAAGTACAGCGTCGTATTTTTCAGATTTTACTGATTCATCAATTGCAAAAGTATTATCTTCAACGAATTGTTCAACAACTTTTTCTAAATATGCATCAATAGTATCTTCTAAATCAGCCTTCATTTCAGTCATTTGAGCAACCATATATTCTTCATATTCTGCTTCTTTGCTTTCTGCTAATTTAACAGCTTCTACAAGGATTGCAGCTTCAAAAGATTCTGACAGTTCTTCTTTAATTTCTTCAGCAATATCTAAGCTTTCTAAAATTTGTTTCATGTTTGTTTCTCCCTATGTTTTTAATTTTTATCGATAAAAATTAGTTAGATTTATGACTTTTCGGTCAAATTTTTATCGATTTTTATATATAGTATCTTATACTGGAATTATTTATATTCCTGTATTTTATCTAAATCCTTAAATCTTCTGTGATTTTAATGCTTCAATAAGAGCCTTAGCAGTTTCTGAATCAATTGATTTTTTGCTTTCAGGGCTTTCGAGTACAGGATTTTCTAAATAATCACTAATATCTTGAACAAGACCTTCAGTTTTTGTTGAAATATATTCATCGATACCTTCTACGATGTCATTTAATTTATCCTCTTGAGAATTAATTACCTCCGACATATAATCAGCCATACCTTTAACGATTTCTTTTTTTGCTTTTGCTACAGCTTCAGATACCGCAGTATCAATTTTTTCCTGAATTGGGCAAGGTTCGTTATTTTCCTTTGCTTCATCAATTTTTGTCTGAGCAATAGAACACGCTTCACCAATACAACCATTTTCGTCAATCATAAATTCTTTATCTTGCATTATACCATTTTCAAATTTATAGCCTTCAACCATACCATTAAGCATAGCATTGTAATCTGATGGCATATCAACAGCATCGTATGTAATAAGTTTAAAATCTTCTACAACACCTGATGCAGAAACTTTACCAACACCCCTTGATGAAACACCAATTTTGATGCCTTCTTTGATAAGGCCTTTTATTGAATTTGTTGCTTCAGTATTATTGTTAAGGATTTTTGCCTTACCAACAACATTCCCAGTTTCATCTATTTTTAATTCAACAATTCTAAGAACTGCCTTCAGTGGGTCAACTGTACTTCTTGGTGGGTGTTGCCATTCTCCTAGTGTATTAACAGACCTCTCATTGATTTCTTTTTGATATTTCTGAACTTCTCTTTCCCAGATTGATCTTGAATAAACTCTTCCGTTTCTATTCTTTGCTTCTGGTGTAGAGAAAATTCCAGAAATATAATAATTTCTCTCAGTGTTGCCTGTTGACTCATTCATTTCATCTTCGAAATGACCTGATAGTAAACTGGCACCTTCCATAATTAATTTCATTATGTACCTCCTATTTTATTAAGTTTTGAACTTAATAATATTTATATTATTCTGTTGGCTCAGAGGGCTCGGAAGGCGTTGATGGTGTATTATCTGAGCTAGCAGTATCACCAGCATCACTCACTTTGGCAAAATTTGTTTTCATTGCTTGCAATTTAAGTAATTCCTGACCAGCAGATTTGATTTTGTCATTGTTTCGAAGTTTGTCTTCAAGACTTGTCTTAACTTTATCAGCAAATTTAGAAAATTCTTTTTGCTCTGCATGATTAATAACTTCTTTTATCTCGTTTATGTTCTGTACTGTTGTTTGTGTTCCTTGTGTGTCTTTCACGTTATATCCTTTGTATGTTTTGTGTTGTTTTTATTCATATTTATTTATACATCTAGGAATGCCCTAGATGTGCCTGAATGCCTTAAATCCTACCAGCTCTCATCGTCATCATCACTATCACTAGCGTAAAATCTTGAATACAGTGGATCAGTTTTTTCCTTTTCTAATTGTTCTGCTAATTCCTGAATTTCTTCGTCTGACATTTTAAAAATATTCTTCAATACAAATTCATGACTGAAATATTTACCAATCAAATCTTCCATATTTGAATACATATCGATAGCCTGAGATAAATTCTCCCTTTGCATTTTAGCAAAAAATTGATTTTCTGCAACAAATTTTATTTTCATTTCAGGAAGCAGTTCTTCCCATTCCTCTTCTGTTGCTATGCCTTTTGTGATAACCTGTCTTTTTAGAAGTTCATAAAATAATTCTAAGAATTGGTTCCTTAATCTTGAGATAAAATTAAAAAACTTTAATTCCTCTCGTTTAACAGTCGTAGTATCAAAATCAAATTCTCCTTCAGCTGGACCTTCATCGTTTATCCTATCAGTCGGGACCTTTAATGATGTATATAGTTTTCGTTTGAAATATAGAACATCGCCAAGTTCTCCAAGGTTACCTGTTTCATCGATTGTATCTACAGTGGTACCTTTTTCACCACCTCTATTCGGGAACCAATAATCCTCTGTCAGTGAAGCAACATGTTGCTGATTCGAGATGGTACCTGTGTTAAGGTCATAGAATTTTTTATATTTGAATTTTGCTTGGTTTTTGTTCATAACCTCTTCGGCTTTTTTGTTGTTAAGGTTTGAAACATCAACATTAAAAACTCTCCTTGAAACAGACCTTGTAAATCTCATTGGAATAAGCATATCTTCAAGGGTACTAAGCATATTTGCAGGTTTTATCGCTGTATGAAGGTTACTCAGAATCATATTTTCATTGTATATCCCAGAGTCAATTCTGATGATTTCCTCTCTATCAAAAAATCGTTCTTTTTGTAAATCAGGATTAGCAAATTGATTGTTTGTGTGAGACATATCCACATATTCCCAAATATTTTTTGTGTAATTGAATATTAGATTGAAAGGAGTCAGAATATTCATTTTCTTGATACCTCCGCCCATATCCATCTCATCATAGGCACAGTGAATGTTCAATTGACCATCGATGAAAAACGATAAAAACATAGAGTAGATATTTTTGTCAAGTTTTACCCTTCTCATGATATCCTTCAATTCATCGGCAAATTTATCCTTAACCTCTTGAGGAATTTCATTCCCAAAATCCATATTCAGGATATCGTCAGAGCCAGGACTGAAAACAGCCTCATCAACAATCTCATTGATAGCATCAGAAACTTCAGGACCCGCAGCAATACGCCTGTATGTTTTTATTAATTCATTTTGTAATTGTGTCTGCTTAAGTTTTTTTGATCCTTGACCACTGTATATATTGGTATCTCCAGTGTCAAGAAAACCAACAGGAATAATGTCATCCAGTGACTGTTCAATTTGTTCAGGAGCAGGAGTGCTTGTAAGGAACTCTGGGTCCTCAGGAACCGATAAGAACGGTTTTTCTAACATTTCAAGTATCATATTTTTCTTTTTCATGTATTAATCCTTAATTTATAAATATTTATATAAAAATAAAAAAAGGAGTAAGAATATGGCAATTATAAAAAACACGACAGAGGTATTTTTTGAGGGAGCAATTATAGAATTGATTGCTGGTAATGAAATTCAAGACCAAAGTCCATTAGTAAAAGCAAAGCCAGAATTATTTGAGAGTGCTGGTACAAAACCTGCTAAGAAAATCAAAAAAGAGGTTAAAATCAAAATAGAAGATGAGGTTCAAGAACCTAAAGAGGAACTTTTAGTTGAAGCACCGGTTGCTGCATTAGAGGTTACTGAAGTTACAGAAGTTTCGGAAGTTCCGGAAGTTACAGAGCCTGCTGAGGAACCTAAAGAGGAAGAAAAACCTAAAAGAAGGAAAAGAAAATAATCCTTTATAAATAAAAACATTAACGCCCAGTACATTGGATTTTATTCGATAGTCACTGGGCTTTTTTTATGTCTGGTGTCAAGGCACCTATCCATCCTTTTTTATTTCCACGCTAGTATATACCCATTTTTAAAAGTATTGAATTTTCTTGAGTTTCCCTCAATTTTTTAAGTCTCATGGAATTTAATCCTCCAGTTTTGGTTATAAGATTTTCTTCAATGTATTGTTTTGTGATTTTCATTTATTTCTCCGTTTGAGATAAACCGAGGTCGTGGTTCTGTTTATCTTTTTATATTATTTATATATGCTATCCAGAACCACGACAGAACAAATAGCATATATAATTAATATAACCTATTATATATAATTTTTACTTAATAAATTTAGGTATAACAAAATATTATACCTAAATGAACCTAAGTATAAATTTTCATTATACTTAAATCTCAAAAGACTACTTAGAGTAGTCTTTTTGGTTATACGAATATCTCGCTGAACTCTACCCCAGTTCCCACGGCTACAAAATTAAGAGTAATAAACTCAGCTACACGAGTTGGCTTAACTGCAATGTCACAAACGAATTGATTTGCATCAATAACAGCAGGTGTATTATTACTTTCATCACATCTAACATAGAAGTCATAAACTCCTCTACCAGCT